AGATAGATTACCAAACGGTAACTATTTAGATAACACTGCACAACACTTTGTGTTAGCTGTAGGCAAGACACCACAAACAGCATTGATTTCTATGAAAGGCACTCAATTAAAAGTGAGCAGAAAGTGGAACTCAATGATGATGGGTATCAAGATGCAGGGTAAGAATGGACTTTTTACTCCGCCAACATACAGCCACATTTACAATCTAAAAACTGTTCAGATGTCTAACGACAAAGGAACATGGTTTGGATGGGACGTGAGCAAAGTGGGTCCGGTCTCAGATAAAAATATTTACGACATGGCAAAAAATTTTGCTGTGAGTGTAGGTAAAGGTGAGATTGAAGCTAAACATGAGAATCAAGAAGTAAAAAAAACTTCATTAGATTTATAATATCCCGGGTAGTGGGCGTCGAAGCTAGCGTGGAAACGCCCACGCAATAATATGATTGATAAATTTATTAATATATTTGAGGGGTTAAGTTCGGCCTACGGACAATTCAGAAAAGACAACAACAGATTAGCTGTTAAAGTAGAAGGTAAATCTTTCATAGAAAAGAAACCTGTAACTAAAGAACTTTGGCAGAATCATTTAAACGGAACAGGACCAAACTTAGGAGTGTTTCCTTTGACAAGAGAAGGAACATGTAAGTGGGGAGCTATTGATATAGATGTAAACAATTTTGATTATGAAGATTTATTAAATAGAATTAGAAAGCATAAACTACCATTAATAATGTTTAGATCTAAAAGTGGTAGAGCACACGTTTACATGTTCATGAAAGATTTTACTCCTGCTCAAGAAGTACAATTAGTAATGAATAAGTTTGCAGCTAAATTAGGTTTAGGTGATATGCTAGATAGAATTTACCCAATGCAAATATCTTTAGGTAAAAATGATTTTGGTAGTTGGCTAAACATGCCATACTATAATCAAGAAGAAACAAGCACGTGTGCGTACAAAGATAATTTTGACGGAGCAACGATAGAAGAGTTTTTTGAAATGTATGATAAATATGTTCAAACAGATTTATCACAACATTTAGTAGAAGAGGTAAAACAAAACATAAAAAAACCAAAAGAAAAAACATTAGAAGATTTTTTATTACCATGCACAAAAAATTGTTTAGAGTTAAATAACAATAAAATACCGGATGAAAATCGAAATGATTATTTATTACATATGTATACCTGGTCTATGCGTGCAGTTGAAAAGGGTGTTAAAAAAATTCCTGAATATAGTAAAATGGATGCTGAAACTTTGCTAAAATATTTTAATCAAGAATATATGGCTAGACCGGTAGAAGAGAAAGAAATACAGAACACAGTGCTAAAATCAAAAGATAAAGAATACAAATACCTTTGCAAAAAACCAACCATAAAAAAATATTGTGACTCTTCTGCGTGCACTAGACATGTTTGTGGAATAACTCCTTTAGATGCTGAAAAATTAGTAAAAGCAACCCAAGCTTTAGGAAAAATAACTAAGTATTTAAGTGAACCCCCAATCTTTTTTGAAAGTGTTGATGTAAAAAATGAAAATGGCAGCGGTTACAAAAGAATAAGAATAGAAATGCAAGGAGAAGATATAATAAATAAACAAAAATGGTTAAATAAACTAGCAAATCAAGGGTGTTTTCCTCACATATCTTTACATGAACAAAAATCTTCAGATTTTCTTGTAATGCAATACGAAAGAATAGAAAATTGTTTGCATGAAGCGGCAGATGAAGAAGCCTCTGAAGACTTTGAGTTTAAATCAATAATATACGCTTTTGTTAATAAAATGACTGTTAGTTACAACAAAGAAGATTTACTAAAAAACGCATGTTATGTTAATAAAGATACACACGAGCTAGACTTTAAACTTCCTAATTTAATGGAATATTTAAAATCAAATCACATTAAAATACCAGCAAATCAATTAACACTTAAATTAAAAAAAATAATGGGAGCTAAAAAAGTAAACGGGACTGTATACGATGAAGTCCTTGATAAACAAAAATCTTATCCAACATGGAGATTTAAATCAGACACAGACAAATACGTCGTTCAAATAACAGGAAGCGCAGCAAAACAAATAGAACATGACCAAGAAAATTAGAATAGCAGGGCCGCCAGGCACAGGAAAAACAACAAGTTTAGTAAAAATATATTACTCTCACTTAAAACAATATTCACCAACCGATATCATAGTAATATCACACACTAATACTGCTGCTGATCACATAAGAGGCACAATATATTCAGATAAAAGTATACAGGAGTATCAAGAGGATACAAAACACGAGGTGTTTGGTATAGTTAAGAATGCAAAAGAAACACTAAAACAAAACGTAATTACGATACATAAGTTCTGTAAAGATAGAGTTGAAGGTAAATCTTTCTTAATAGAAGATTATGAAATACTGGCCAACTTATATGATAGATTTAATAAATATACGACAAGTAAAACTTTTCAAAGCACGGAGCTATTATTTAAAAAACATCCGTTTTTTAAATTTATGAGTTTTGCAAGAGACAACGGTATGCCTTTTCTTGACTACTACAGGACCTTATCTTTAAAAGAAAGAGATGATTACAAATACACTATTGAAGAGCTACAATTTTTAGAAAAAAAATATAATGAATTTAAAACAAATCAAAAGGTAAACCAAAGGGCTAAAGTAATTTTAGACTTTCAAGACATGATAGATTATTTTTGCCACAATGAAGCAGAATCAGAAAGACTTTGTAAAAAAATAAAAGTATTAATTGTAGATGAAGCTCAAGACTCTAGTGTAATACAAAGACAAGCGGAGAAAGTTATGTCAAAAAATGTAGATTATTTTTACAAGGCAGGAGATCCTGATCAATCCATATTTGAGTTTGCAGGAGCTGATCCAGATAGTTTTCACAAAGAGTTTGCTGATCCAGAAATAGAATTAGAACAAGGTCACAGGTGCCCTAGAGTTATAAATGAATATTGTAAACAGATAATAAAACCTGTGTGGGAGCACTATGGTTATGAGAGACTTTGGAGACCAAGAGAAACAAAAGAGGGTGAAATTGTAGAGGGTGAAATATTTGAAATGTCAAATTTAACGCAAGACCCTTTTGCGCCTGAACTAAAAAATAGAATATTAAATACCAAAGAGCAGTTTGTTTTTACCTATAGAGGTAATGAACCTAAAATAATGATAGATTATTTAGTAGAACTAGGCATGCCGATGAAAGTTCCGTCTGGTGCAAAACTTCAATTTAAATACCCAACAAACGAAATAAAAAATCAAAGATCTTTTTTAGAGTTAACAAGAGGAGAAAAAGTATCTTCAGCAAAAGTAAAACTGATGTTGAAAAGCACTAGCCCACAATACATTAACAATCAAAAATCTATAGATGATATAGACAGAGGTAGTTATACTTTAGATTGGTTAGTACAAAATAATTATTTAGTGCCGGGTGTAAAAGGCGTTGATGATTTTCAACTTATATGTAAGGATAATTCTATCATACAAGCTAATTATATACGTAAAATAGTAAACAACAATAGAGATCTAGAAGACAAAAGAATTTTTTTAGAAAACATACACACCACAAAAGGTAAAGAGTTTGAAAACGTAGTAATAGATTTAACAATAACTCAAGAGGAAGAAGACTTTGTAAAGAGACGTATAAAATTTGTTGGGTGTTCACGTGCAAAACAAACTTTATGGACTATAAAAAGCAGAACAAATTTAACATTGTAAAGGAGGTTAAAATGACAAACAAAGAAATGTTCAAAGGTGTATCTTATAAATCTTTGGAAGAACAGGTGGGAGGCAAGCACTATCGCAGTATGAAGATCCAACCAGCGGAGTTCATCAATGAAAATAAACTCTTGTTTGCTGAGGGGAATGCTATAAAATATATTTGCAGGCATTCTGTAAAAGGAAAGCAGCAAGATATTGAGAAGGCGATACATTATTTACAAATGATATTGGAAAGAGATTATTCATGAATTTATCCATAGAAGATATACCTCATTTAAAAGATGGAACTGTGGTGGCTGTTGACTTAGAGACACACGATCCAGACCTCAAGACCAACGGATCAGGGGCCATAGTCGGTAGAGGTAAAGTTTGTGGTATTGCTTTAGCATGGGACGATAGAAAAGAATATTTTCCTATAAGACACAAGGGAACAGCTGGTAATCTTACACCTAGTTTTGTTTGGAAAAGAATGAATAGGTTAATATTTCAAAACGAAAAAATTACAAAAGTATTTCATAATGCAATGTACGACGTATGTTGGATTC